CACCTACATGTCTTTTTGAGTCATACATCAGGACTATACAATCCATTGTATCCAAGAATATCTTACCCCTTTTGTTACTGGCGTTACTTCATGTGGGAAGAGATACAGTGCTGGAAATACTAACACACTTCCTTTCTTCATTTTGACAGTGTGTTCTTCCCAAAATACAAAATCACCGCCTTCAAAGTCATCATTCAGTACACCCACCACACTGGTAACTGGTATACCTCTAAATTGTCCTTGAAAAAAATCACGAATATGATCGTAGTGAGGACTAAGATAATCTCCAACAACATACTTGTTGAATTTTATACCTGAGCATGCTTCCCAAAATGAACCACCTCCCCCAGGCCCAATACTATAATAATTATATTTTTCATGGAAGGCACCAAACAACTCATCATTTATATGAGGTTGTATTATGGCTGTTGATTCTGGGGAATCTACAGTAGACTTCATCTTTGATTCTTTATCAAGATCAATCTGTTCATGATCTTGATACCACTGGAAATCGCCCCATTCACGAGAGTCTAAAATAGATACTATTTCATCACATTCCTGATCAGATAGCAAATCATATTCAAATATATGGTCTTTAAGATTCGGGTATTTTAGGACCATCTTTCAAAAGCTTTCTACCAGTTTGTTCGGCAATATATGCCGCTAGTTCTGGAGTTTCTTCCCACTCCCAGATCTGATTATGTTGGGGATTTTTTTTCTTAATCGTGTGTGTGCGTTTTACCATCTTCAACCTCCTCTGATAATAGTGCAATTTCATGTTCAAGGCCAATGATTCTAAGTTCTGCATCACTAGCCGCTCTTTCCAGAGCCCTTACGGAGTGAGATATTTTTGCAATCTCCTTACCGAAGGCATCTATATTTTGAAGTAATAGATTGTTTCCAAAACTTTGAGGATGCCCTTGTTCTGCGTAAGCAGTATCCTCTACTTCTTCGCATTTCTTGAGATATTCCTCTTTTGACATTCTGTTGTTATCGCTCATGAGTATTCCATGTAAATGTTTCCAGATATTGTAGTTCCCTCATTGCCCGAGTTGACCATGTGCATGAGGAATGATGGGAATATAATTATACTCCCAGGCTCCAGCTGAGGTTTATAGTCTAACGCAAACTGGGGCAAAGTGCAACCAAAATGGTTTTGAATGTTATGAATTGAAGGATTAAAAAATGCAGTTTTTGATGTCACATCAACATATATCACATAACTCCATTGACTTTTAGGATGTATGTGAGCATCTTGGTAATCATGTTTCTTATAAACATTCCTCCATATATGTCCAAACCTTGCGTTCTTACCCATGAGTTCAGCTGGATAAAGATTTCTCTCTACTATGCTAGATAAGTAAACCCAAATTTCCTGTGGAATTTCTTCTTGTTTCTGTGATGAGAAACTAGACATAACTCCAGAATCCCAAGTGGCTTCTAGGGGAGCAAGAGGAATACAATCAAATTTAGTTACATCAACCTGATCTTCAAAGATAGGTATTCCAAAAATTTGTTTCATTTTGATGGCAAAGGTTCAGTTCTCATTGTTTTATACACCAGACTCGCTCTAAGTCCACGATATGTTTCATTTGGAGGCATGCCATGATGCCAAATGTTTCCCTTAAAGAATACAACTCTGCCTGGGGCAGGGTCTACACCTTGCCACTCATCATTTAATTTATACTTTATCTGTCCTCCCCACTCTGGTTGCCAGTATTTGTTTACATAATAAACAAAACTTATACCATTGTCACATGTACAGTCTTGATGGGGCGTTGTATTGTGTATCCACTGTTGTCCATTTATCATTATCTCACCAAGTTCCACTTGAAATGGAAGTGTGTTCATAACTGCACTGTAGATCATTTTGAAGGCACTATCCTGTGCAATATCATTTTTGTCTGGAGGGAATATCTGTTGTTTTAATGCTGGTGCTTCATCCCATGTTGGGTCTGCACCCACATCTCTACCATCTTCAGCATATCCACTGGTATGTCCCCAAAACCAGTTGTATCCTGTCATCACCATGTCATGTACTTGGTGAACAAACCAAGGTGGGAAAATATAGTCTACAACGTAGACTTCATCCTTAGTTAGATCATACTGTGACCAATCTAAAAATTGCTGTCTGCAATCAATGTGTATCATAATTAATAAAGCCAGTCTTGGTACTCGCCATCTACATCTAGTTCAGCGAGTTTACTCTCCTCTAATCGTTGTCTCATATCATCATGTAGTCTCTCCACTGCGGAAGGTAATCCTTGTTGCCCAGGCAACTCACCATCGTAAGTAGCGTTGACATCCACTATCTCAGGTGGTAGTGGTTTAGGTGCATTGATTCTTTTGTATGTGAATCCTTCACCTTCATGTAATATTATAGTTGTTATGGCATATTTTTCGTGACTACAATCACAATATTTTTGCCCTAGTCCATCATAGACTGTCCAATATGGATAAAAATTGTCTGGTATCATGTTGTAATTCCAACGTCGGTCCAATTAAAGTCCTCTATAGTTTCTGCTTGTGATAATTGTCTCTTAGACTTAGCGTTGTTGAATCCTATCGCTTGTAGGTATCCCCATGCTTTTGTCTCGTCCTCATCTCTCAGTCGTCGCAGTGAATCTGCTCCATTTATATAGTGATTTATTTTGGGTGTATTTGCAATAGTAATATTTTGAAGTTCAGTTTCTGTATCAATAATTGCAGTATCGTAAGTACCACAATCGCCTGGAATAGATCCACTAGGAGGCACGTTTGCATATCCTATACCCGAACCAGTTGACGAGCCAGATGACACAATTACTCTCTGTCCTAAAGATGCGTACCCCTCACTAACGTCCCCATCATCATCCCTATTGACTATAAGTGGCCAATTAAAATTGCCTATGTAATATTCTACTCGACCAGCACCCACTGCTGGTTCTGGATCTTCGACTATCTCTCTCCACTGTGCTGTAATATCTGGATCTCCATTGTTAATGAGTTCTAGTTGATGACCTTTTCCTATATTTGAACCTCTTGCTATACCTATTTCTACTGGGTCTATTGGACTCTTGGTGGATTCAAACTCTATATCTGTTACATCTCCAGGCCTAATGATTATAAAAGAACTACTAATACCTGTAGCGTTGGGAGGAGAACTCAGTTCTGCAAAATAGTATGATGATACAATTCCAACATAGAATGATGTGCCTATGTCTTTGTTAATTGTTTGTGTTAGTGCATTACTTAGAGTTGCAAAATCTAAAGTTATCTCTGCACCTGTAGTGATACCAGATGAATTGACAAAAGTTACAATACCAACAGCAGTTCCAAACCCTATGATGGTGGTTCCAGCAGCAATAATTCCATTACCACTTCTATCTTCAGCACCATAAACTTCATCTCCAATACTGAAATGAGTTATGATTCCTATCTTTTTATCTACATATATTTTATTATCACCTGATGTACAGAATCCACTTAACGGATAATTGTATTTGGCATAATCAGTAAGTCCAAATCCAGTTATGGATGTTGCAGCTCCTGCCTGAAATATAAAGGGACTTGATAATGAATCTGTTATGAAATCTCCTGTCTTTATACCAGAAAGTCTACCTGTAGTAAATCCAGTAAGAGTTTCTGCATCACTATCAAATATTACCAAAGAGTTGCTACCTACGTTAGCGTCTGCATCATCTATTGTCTCTACTACATTAGATCCATACTCTCTATTCTTTGGAAACTTGTAATATTTTGGACCATAATATCCTAAAAATCTAAATGTGCTTGGATCTTTTCTAACTTCATATACAACTGCCTCATCATCATCTACATCTGTTGTTCCTACTTGTACCCACGCTAAATCATTTCTACACCCATGAGATATCCTATTAAGATATGCCTGTTGTACAGCATTGATTTGAGCATTGATAGGATTTATAAGAGGTGGTATCTTATTATCTAACTTGATTATTAACTCGTCGTACTCATCAATTATTACATCAGTCAAAGCCAATTGTTCATTAAGAACCGCTGTCTCATCTACGAGTTGTTTTCTACTCTCTCGTAGTCTCTTAGCAATTAAATCAGGATCTGCAGCCATTATTCTTCTCCTGTATCATCGGGTTCTACCTCTAATTTAGGTTGATCTTTTCTTTCTCCATACACTATGAAACTACAATGAATTTTAAATCCGTTGAAGTCATGTGGATTTACAACTATACTTGTCCTATCTTTCATTCTGGCTATAGTATAACATAAAGTTTGATAAGATCCAATAGGTGTTAACTGAACTGTTATGGTATCATCATCGACCAAATCCTTCCAGTAGTCAGGAAGTTCAATCTCATTCTTACCTTTCAATATGCCTCTGTAATATACTCCTATCTCTGGTCCCTCAAGGCATGTATGAACTAATCTCTTTCCTTTTTTTGATGGGTGTGGTATATCAAACTTCTTGAATGGTGCAGCAACCGAAGCGAAGGCACCAAAAGAAGCAACAATTCTCGGAGTAGCGATTCTCCCAGCAGTTAAAGCTCCACCTACAGTTACAACCGAGGCAACGTTTAGATTTGCATTGATAGTGACTGTGCCATTACATACGGTAAGTCCATTGTTAGTAGTGACACCGTTTGTTATACTCGTAGAGTTTCTAATTGTAGGAGCATACTTAGTGCATAAGGCGAAGTAGTTATTGAGTGTAAAGAAGTTAGTTATACCTGTCCTAAAAATAGAAATACCATCAACTTGTAGAGAAGTTGGTGCTGGAATATTCATAGGAGGACCTATCATAACCGCAGCCTGCGGTATTCCAATATTAGGAACTAATCCAAAGAAACATGGTCCATTAGCAGCAACTGTGCCTGGAAACACCTTTGGCACACCTGGCAAGAAAGATGTATCTAATGCTCCTACAACGATTTTATCGCCAACATTAATTATAGAACAGGTATGTGCCATTTAACCTAAGAAATCTTTAAATCTACTACTGAATGAAAGGATAAGTCCCAAGAAACCACCTTGTTTTGAATCTGCTTGAGTTCCAGATGAAAGTTCTACACCACCAGATTGATCTACAAAGTTACCACCCATACTTAATGTTTTCTTTCCTAAAATATTTGTAAGATTACCATCAACGTCAATGATAGGAGCCTTAGTATAGATGTGTTTAGTTGCTTTTATGGTCATTTCACCATCAGGATCATTGGTGGCATGAAGTCTTATATTTCTTGCTCGTAACTCAATGTCTCCCGATTTTGCTTCAATTAGTATGTTACCATTTGGAGCGGAGATTATTTTTGCCATATCTCCTTCATCCACCTTCATTCCTACAGTTTCATAGGATGTTCCATTTGTAACTAACTTCTGTAATCCATCTTTATAAAAGGCGATACCTTGAATCTCGTCAGTCATTATTGAGAAATCAGTGTATTTACCTTTCAAATCTCCATCAGGGATTTTTATCCCAGAGGTAATTCTAAAGCCTGGATAGTTTGCGTAGTATTCTTTAGTGGTAGGCGTTTGTTTGTCTAAATCTTCTTTACTCATTTAGTATCCTCCTCCGTAACCGCCGCCTCCGCCGCCACCAGAGGGAGGTGTGGGTGGAGGACTAGGTGGTGTTGGTGGTTGTTGTGTGGTGTCACTTGTGGTAGTTGAACTGGTATCACTTGTAGTGGTTTCACTTGTAACAGAAGCATCGGCCTGTGGTGATTGTTGATCGGTTGTTGTAGGTTGAGTATAAACCATCGGTGCTGACTGACCTAGACTCTCTTCTCTCGTGTTATATATTACAGCATGAGGTTCATTTTTGTGAACCTTTCCTACCATTTTAACACCTCTATCAGGGTGAAGATGGAAATCTCCGTAGTAAGGATTACCATTGACCCATCCAATTTGTGTCTTACCTAAACCATAAACACAATCTATAACTTTAATAAAGAGACTTCCTCCAGCTCTAGCACCATCTGGTGTAGGTATTCCTGTCCTACCACCACCAAATCCACCATCAATATTTGGAGCAGTTCCACTATCAGAAACAAAGTCAGGACTGTAAGACATAACAGGAAGTAACTCTGCTCCTATTCCAGTTTTTGTATTTATTGTGACCTCTGGTATGATTCTATGTTTATCTTGACAATTTATATTATTGATTCCAGCAATAGATCCAGCTGGAGTTAGAACTAAATCGAATGTACATGCACCAACTTGTCCATTATCTCCTGACGTATATCCTATGCCAGGCCTGTATGGAACCAAAGTGGTAACAATACCAACTGCTTCACTTCCTATTCCAGAAACTCCCTTAGTAGTAAAGTTGTAAGTGTCTGTCCTTCCTATACCAGCGAACTGATTATCATTCATGTCTAAGAATGATCCCTCTGACATTGTAATATGGTATTCAGTGCTGCGTCTTAAATCCTGTTTCGGATCTATTCTAATAATTCTGTCTGATAAAAATTCTATTCTATCACTCTTTATATCAATTCTTTCGTGAATGACATTGGTTAGTGATTCTGTTAGGACTATCTCTCCTTTTCCTTTAATAATTGGTTCATTAAAAGTAACCGAAAGAGATACAGATGTCTGCACACCAACAGCATTATCAGAGGGAGTAGTGAATGTTATGAATGGAGCTGCGTTGTCTAGTTTAGTTCCATCAATACCAGTGCCAGATGTGACACCTATACCAGGCGCTTCTGTGACAGGATACTTAGGAGGAACTACGTTAGTTGATGGGCAATATCCTTCTCCAGGCGATATCATATAAACATCTACAACTTTACCCTCATCATCTATAATTGCCTTCGCTCTTGCTCCACCACCATTTCTAGTCTTATCAATAATAGAGATTGTTGGTGCATCAGTATAATTTCTGCCTGGTTCTATAATCTCTAGTGTTAATATACTTCCATCTATTGAGGAGACAATAGGAATTAAAACTGCGGTCTTTGTTCCATTTCCAAGAACTTCTACTTTTGGAGGGATACACTGACTCCAAGTGAAGCCTGGCGGAACTGCCATGGCCAAATCATCTTGAGTCTGAGGATTATTGGTTCTATTATTACAATCAAAGAACTCTACCGCTCCCCCACCCATCATACTAAGAAGAGAGAATCTTGCTCTTGCATCATAAACTCCCGAACCAGATTCATTATCACCTGAGAAACCAGATGTATCAGCAAAGTTGTCTAACTTCTTGAATATTTCTACATTATCTAATACACTTTTCATATCGGGGGATGGCAATTTAGATTTTCCTCCAGATTGTGTCCAATCATCATACTCCTTACATGATAATCCAGTACATGATAGGAATGATAATAACATATCAACATAGCTGCCTACTTTACCAAACAAACCAGCGATCTTGCCTAGTGACCCAAGTAACCAATCTAATCCGTCTAGTACTGGTTTGAGCATGTTATTCACAGCGTCATATGCACTTGCCAAAAGGTTTCCCACTGCCTGTTCAACGGCACAAACTGTTGGATTTATTGCCTTTCCAATCATATCTGTCAACATATCCTTTATCAAGTCGAACAGATCATTGAAACCAGTATCAAATAAACAGAAAATTATGTCCAGAATTTTTTGTACAGCCTTAGAGATAAATGGTTTCTGTGGTTCTGGGACTATCAGTGCCTGTAGATCTCTAAATTGCTTTGATATAAAATTCATGACCTTTTCTCTAATAAGGTTCATGATTTTCTTCATTGCAGCACTTATTAACCTAGCTACCTTATTAGTTAATTTCCTAATATCCTTTATTGTATTCTCTGCTACATCAATCCATTCTCCAGCAAACTCAGTCAAGGAGTTGACTGTGGTTAGAAAACTACCTATCTCATTTGCTATATCTCCTACAGCATCATCTTTACAACCATTGTTGAGTTTATGTGGGCCTGTTTGTACATTACTGAAAGTCTGATCAATTTTTCTTTCTTTACTTAATCCTTCTCCGCCACCCTCTAGTTCGCCCTTTGTTTCGCCGTTTGTTTCCTCGCCAACTTTATTTTCAGCATTTAATTTTGTTTGACTAACATCCTTATCTTTATTTCCAATTTGTTGATTCTTACTTGTAGGCATTGTTGTTTGCCCACCTATTTTTCTACCACTAATAACTCCAAAAGCATTTGCCTCTATGCCAGAAATACCTTCAATATCTGAATTAGTAGGACCATATCCAGACTTATTATTTTGTCTTGCTAATGCACCAAATACAACTGGGTTTTGAGCTTCCTCACCATCCATAAAGAAACCAAAAACAGTTTCTCCTCCAACCATTCTTGAACTCTCGCCGTAGCAACCCTGACCAGACCCAGAAGTTGCATCTACCAGAACATGAGCCCAAGGCAAATCTTCCTCAGGCAGTACTTCTGGGTCAAATGGATGATATCCTATTATTCTAACTTTACATCTATATGCCCATCCAGCATCCGTATCGGTGGCCTCTTGGCGCCAAACATCTGAATCAGCGACTCGGCCAATCCACCATACGAATCCATCTCTCCCAACAAAGTTGGTCTTTAAAAGGGCACTGTCTAACATTAGTCGTCATACACTAGGCACTCTGGTTCGTCAGGGTGCATATCACAGAACAGTTCTAAAGCGTTAGGATCGTGGTGATCTCCCGCTTTGATCTCCTCTTTGTGATGTTTAGCATATGTTTCTAATTCTTCTAGTTCCACCTTAGCATGTCTGCGAGCTGCAGGGTTTGCTAAAGGATCTTCTACGATTTTCTTGTCCTTTTCTATGTGATCTTCGATTGATTTCATAGTTTCTCCTATTGTATTCCGTATGAATCTCGTATGAGATTTAGGGATGTTGTGTTTGTCCCTTCTTTTAACTCAAAATGATGTCTTACAGCTCTAATGAGGTAAAAACCACTGAGTTCTGTGTCAACTGTCTTACTTCCTCTTCCACCCGATTCCTCGGGTCCTACAGAGGGAAAGACGATTCTTATAACTCTACCAACCCTTAAGTTGATATTACATGGTATAACTATATTTAGGGACTGTTGGAAGAGCAATGAATATCTAGAGAAAGATTTTGCCATGTCGGTGCTATCTCTACCAGAATCTACCACTTCGTCATCAACTTTTGTTAATTCTGGATCCCACATTCCAGTATCACCAACTCTTACCAAAACTCTTGAGGCAAATTTGGAAATATCTCCTTGTGGTATGGGAACATTGTCGCCAGCAGTCTTTATGTTATCACCAATTTCTTCTTTTAAATTAAACAAATACGCATCTGCTTTCCATGTTAACGGATTATAGAAATATGTCAAGTTACCATACATTCCAACTCTTAAATTTTTCTGTAGATTTGTAGTTTTGTCTGTGTAATGATTAATTATCTGTTTCTCATTCTCGCTTCCTCTAGTAATAGTGTTTGAATATGTGTATGTATCTATACCCAACTCTTTTAATTCTCCGCTATCTGTTGGATAATCTACCTGTGTTGCATCTACTAATCTATCAACAGATTTAAAGTGAAATCCTTTATAATCTTCATAAAATACATATCCAGCAGTTCCCTTTGCTTCACTTCCAGCAGTTCCCTTGACCCCAGGCGTACTGGGAATCGCCTTAGGGCATAACCATGTAAGAGTGTGGAAAGGTTTTCTATTATTTCCTATGAATCCATATGAAGTTATTGTATCCTCAACCTCTACTATTCTATCAGGATCTACTTGAAGAACATCCTCTAAAATACTTTTTACATGTGAGCTGATAGAAACTCTTGGATATCTAACCTGACACCTAGAAGTTTCATTCTTTAAATTTTCTAAAGTAGAACACTTTAAAGTAAATATCTCCTGTCCTTCTGTCTGGGTCAACCCTTCAATTCCAATAACATACAGAGGATTTTTATCCTCATCTCCAAAAGTTATATCACCATAGGCAGTTCCTATCACAAGATCTATTCTTTCATAACCTCTGATGGGAACTAAACTGTACAGGCCAGAGGTATTGGATATTTTTAAATTAACGGTTATAGATGGTGATAATAAATCCTCATAATAATCAAATGCTACAAGGGCTGGTGTAATATCTAAAGAGTCAGCAGTATTTTTAGCTTTATCATCTGATCCACCCCTCTTAAAAACAATCTCTTGATCAGGTGTAATTATTAGTTTTTTAAATTGTGTTTTTAAAATTGATGACATTAACTAGCACCTAAACTTTGAATTGTTAATTGAGAGATCATAGCATTTGTATCTACTGGCAAAAATATGATATCCATATCACCTGATCCATTGGGTTTAAATGATTGTTGCATTGGCATTTGTGGTTTTTCAACATTAGGAGGTATCATTACAACCGAAGTTGACTCTCCTCCTCCCCCTGCCATTGGAGTATCGTAATTCATATACTGTTGTGGTATGATCATATTATCAACGGAAGAAGTTTCAACAGATGACACACCACTCTTCATATTTTTATCTCTTAACTGAATAACCTTCGCAGCAGCTTCTACCTTAGTTATACTACCATCATTATTCGCATCAAGTCCTTTATTTGCTTCATATCTTCCTTCAAATTTCTTACTAATCGCACCTTTACCAAAGAGAACAAAATCATCTGGTTTACCCACGGCAACAGGGAATAATACACTCATGTAAAGATCGGATATATCTCCACCCTCTGCACCTAAACGACCTTTCAAATTAGTTTCAAAATGTTTATCTACATATTCTAACTGTTCTGATCTAGACATTTTAGATAATGCCTCTGTGGTAGTTCCCAATCCCTTAGCAGTATCAGGCATGAATTGTATTAAACCTGTAGCACCAGAACCAGCCATATTCTTTGTTGCTGGATCAAATGTCCCACCAGTTTCAAAGTCCATCATAGCAAGAATATCATTCTGTGGTATGTTGTATTTCTCAGACAAATCAGATATACCTGACATAAACTTTTCATCCCCTGCAACTTCTGGCGGTAGATCATAAGTCATTTCTGATTGAGGTTTTACCTCATCACCCATCATTGTTTGAACTGGTTGAGCTTTGGTTAAATGAACTGGAACTGTTTTACCTTCCTCATCAACATCACCCTCTGTAAGTTGATCCGTAATCTCCTCATCTTTCTTGTTTGCAAAGGGATTCTTTATACCCATCCATTTAGGTCCCAAGTGTCCATCATCTTTCTCACTTCCAATAACATCTCTCACAGCATTTGCTGCATCAGAATTATTAACTTTAGATGCAATC